TGTTGTGATTGTGGATGTAGCGCCAGAGACAGCAGAACCAATGTTAATGTTGGTTGTCGAACCAGACAAACCCGCTGTACCAAAGTTAATTGTTTTGGTGCTACCACTAGCAGTCGCGCCCGCTTGGATGTTTGTGGTTTGGCTTACAGTTGAACGACCTAGCGTGATGATGCCCGTTCCAGAAAGACCACCCATTGTCAACACACCCGAAGTGTTGGTGCTTCCAAGATTAAGCGTTTGTGATGTTCCGCTTAAAGTAATTGTTGTGCCAGCAAATGTTGTAGAACCTGCAAAGGTCTGAGACAAAGAAGCAATTGTGGCTAAAGCACCAGTGACATTTGGTAATGTGTAAGTGTTAGTCGTTGCAGTTGTAATGCCAGACAATTCAAACACGGCTTTTTTAGTAATGTCCGTGTTGTCCGCAAGCGTAAATCCAGTATCTAAAAACTGACTTGCCGTTACGCTTGTTCCATCAAACGACAACGCTGTACCAGAACTAACAACATCTGAGCCGTTAAGATACAGAATGCCGTTAGCCGTACCCGCAGTAAATGTTACCGCGCCAGAAGCACTTAGCGTTGTAAATGCACCCGCGCCATTGAAGGCAGATAAATCAAGCGCACCACCCAAAGTTAAATCACCAGAAGTTGTGACAGTACCCGACAAAGTGATTCCAGAAACCGTGCCTGTGCCACCAACGCTTGTGACCGTACCCAATGGATTTGTTGCCCATGAAGTATCAGTTCCATTTGTGGTCAAGTACTTGCCAGAGTTACCAGTCTGACTAGGCGCAAGCGCATTAAATGCCGCGTTAGCAGTTGTTTGTCCAGTTCCACCAGAAGCAATGCCAATTGCCGTTGATGCTGTTAAAGTCGTAAATTAACCAGGCGAAGGCGTTGTTCGCCCAATTGACATATTGTTAATTGTGCCAAGACCAGTTGATGTGAGTGAAAGCGTTGGGGTGTTGCTTGCCGTCAGCGTAATCAGGTCAACATAAGCCGCGCCATCTACATCGTAAGCAGACAATGCCAGAGTGTTGGTGGCAACTTTTGCAGAACGCAATTTTGTGCCAGTAACATACGAAGCGCCTTGTGTAATCGTATCTGTATCAGCGTTACCAATTACCCAGTTACCATTACCAGTAATCGTGCTTGATGCAGAAATTGCAGAAAATGACGCAGTTCCTGAAAAACTAGGTGCGGCAGACAAAACCACATTGCCTGTGCCAGTAGAAGTTGTAACGCCTGTACCACCATTTGCGACAGCCAATGTGCCACTCAATGTCAATGTACCGCTAGATGTAATTGGACCGCCAGCAAATGTCAAACCAGTCGTGCCACCAGACGCATTAACGCTTGTGACCGTGCCACCACCATCGGCAACCCATTCCAAAGCCGTACCGCCCGAATTTAATCCAAGGCGTTTGTTGGCATTGCCCGTGTATGACGGCAACAAATTCTGAATAGCGCCAGCCGCTGTCGTTGCATCCGTACCACCAGAAGCGATTGGCACAGTCGCCAAAGAAATGGTGTTACCAACAATAGTGATTGGCGAAGTAGCTGTGTACGCTGTACTGGTCAGCGGTCCTACATCTTGAACCGTGCCATTGGTGTAGGTGATTCGCAAATATTGGAAGGTGGAGATTGTCACAGGGACAATGCTCACGATACCGTTACCCTCAACACCACGGTCGATAACGATGACTTGTGGCTGCGGAGGAACTACCTCGCAAACGATGTTGTTTGCGTCTGTAACTGATACATTGATTTGCATGATTTTCCCTTAAACAACAACAATACCGTCTGAACGAACTAAGAACATCAAGAATATGATGCCATCGTCAGCAGGGTTGCCACCACCAGCAGGGAAAGAAATTTTGATGCGACCTGAGAAGCAAACAGGATTGACAGCATTAATGTCCAACTCTGGGTCGCTAGAGATAACTGACCATGCCGATTCATCAATCACCAAGGTAAAAGAGCCGTTAGCGTCAATACGATTGGTAATGGTCAGGTTAACAGGCGTAGGGGTTGGCTCATAGTTCCCAATTGAGAACGACAAACCATTTCGAGTGTCTTGCAGATTGCTTACAGTTCTACGGACAATCTGAGCATTGATTGTTGCGCCAGTCAGATTAACTGCTGTACCGCCAGAAGTGAAGACTAAATTCCAGTAGGTCGATTGGTTGTATACCAATTCACCCGTAATGAGGGGGTTGTCAAAACCGCTAACTTGCGTAATGACATTCTGACTAAACAGAGCCATGATGATTTCCTGTACTCAGGTGGTTGACGCTCCCTGCGTACTCGCGGGGGACGAAATCTTGTTCTGTCTTTTATTAATTGTAGTGTTTAATTTACCCAAAAGCAATCAAACATACAGGGATTTGTCAGCAAACATGATGTATTGCGAACCCATTAAAAAATAGGAATTTGTACCCGGAGGGGCAAAATTTGGTGCATACACATAAGAAGACAAAAAAGAAACGCTTGTAGAAGTCGCACTTTTTGCACTTAATCCTGCCAACAAACTACTTGGACCAGCAGGAACAATTTGTTGACCAAGAATAGGTGAGCAAACAATATAGTCTGTTGGAATAGAACCAAACAACAATGTTGCGTTTGAAGGGATGTTACTGCTGCTTGACGATGACGCTGTGGTAACAAAAGCACCGCTTAATTTCAACAACTTTTGCTGTAAATTTAAAGTTGCTTGTCCAAAGGCATCTTTAGCCCATATCCCATATCCAGTTGTCGGTATAGCATTAGGGAAAGCAAACACATAAATATCTAAACTAGTTAAAGCACCCGTTGCAGGAATCCTACCAGCCACAGTTGCAGTCCAATTTGTACCGCTTGTGTTTGTTAATTGCAATATAGAAACACCAGCCGCCCCTGACTGCCCGTCAAGAAAGATTAATGGGATTCCCGTACAACTAAAACTTGCTTGCAACCTAAAATTTGTAGTATTAGTTGCTGTGTATTTGCCAACAAAATGGTAAGAAATGTTCTCCGTAGAAAACATAATTTGATTTTGTGTATTAAATAAATTTATTCCGTAAGCCATATTACTTTCCAAGAATAATTACATTAACACCAACTTGATTTACGACATTGGTACTAGATTGCACAGTTACAGAAACAGTTTTTGTAGAATTGGTTATGGTAGTAGTTGTTCTAACCAATTTTGTAAAATTCTCAGGAACTAAAATTGTGAATAACTCGCTACCAGTAAACGAACTATAAGTTCTAGTCACAGTGGTGTTATACGCAACATTAAAGTAATCAATGTATACACCAACAGCATCATTATCGCTGTTAACGGTTATGGGTGTACCCGTTCCAGAATTAAGAGAAAACCCATAACTCATGCTGCCAAGTCTCCAATTTGAACACGCAAAACACCTGATGCATCATAAACCTTGATAACATTGTTTTGAATCAAAACTCTTGCACCAGTAGTCGCACTTTGAATTGTCGTGTTGCCTAATGTATCAACTAAAAATTTATTGTTGATATTTAAACTACCAGCCGTAATTGTTCCCAAGTTTGCGCTAATGGCAGACAAACTGCCAACTTTTAAGTTGGACAGATAAGGAACATTCCAAGTTGTCTGTGTTGTGCCGGGGTTATAAATACCATCTGATTGGAACAACGCTTCACCCGCAGTCAATGCAGGAGGTGTTGCTTGCCAAGTCTCAGAGCCACCCCAAGTGTTTGTTGGAGGAAATGCGCCAGCACCTGTAGTTACATAAGTAGCAGGAGTAGGGTTTAGTGATGTGGAAGTTGACTTGGCGTAGCAAATCCTTGATGACAATCCATCAATACCATTAGAGCCATTTGTGCCGTTAGTACCATTAGCACCATTTGCACCGTTAGCACCAGCAGCACCCACAGCATAGGCAGTTGATGTTGTCCAACTTACCGTGCTAGTTGCTGTTGTTAAATCATCAGCATACGCAACCTGACAGCCGTACAAGGTATAACCAGCACTAGACGCACCCGGCAATAGTGACCAGCCATTAGCAGTCGAAGGCGCAGTGAATGAGCCGTTTGCCCATGTGTATGTAGAAGTGCCAGACGGAAACGATGTAGGCACAGTAGCCGACCATCTATAAACCTCTAACAACGCTGTCCTTGTGCCGTTAGCACCATTTGCACCCGGAGAGCCTGTAGCGCCATTAGAACCAGAAGCACCGGCAGCATAAGCCGCAGTAGCACTCCATGTAATGCTGCTTGTAGCAGTCGTATTTGAATCCGCATAGACAGTTCGGCAAATCCACAGAGTCTGTCCAAGCACAGAAGCAGGAGGAGTTAACGACCATCCATTAGTTGCCGCTGGCGCAGTAAATTGACCAGTCGCCCATGTGTAAGTTGAAGTGCCACTAGGGAATGTTGTAGGTGCAGAAGCTGCCCACTGATACATTTCTAAAATAGCAGTGCGTGTTCCGTTTGTGCCGTTAGTACCATTCGTACCATTAGCACCGTTTGTGCCGGCATATCCAGATGCAACAATACCAGCCAAGCCCCAATTGATTGAAGTGGTGGTGGTTGTAGCTGTAGCAGAAATATTGACGGTTGCCGCCCACAATGTGTATCCAGCACTAGGCGCAGAAGTAATTGTTTGCGACCATCCAGAAGGGTCAGGTGTGAACGAGTTACTTGCCCATGTATAAGTTGAAGTTCCTACTGGACCAGAAGGAATTGTGATTGACCATTGATATACAGTAGGTCGAGCAGTCTGCAAGCCATTTGCACCATTAGTACCGTTTGTACCATTGGCGCCATTTGCGCCATTTGTAGTTAATGAAGAAACTGTAAAACCACTTGCCCAGCTTACAGTTGTTGTTGTTGTTCCTACAGTTACCACGGTAGGTTTGATTGCAGTCCAAAGCTGCAAGCCAGCCGTACCCGGATTAGATGGAATTGTTGTTGTCCAACCAGCACCACCTGTATACGCAGAGTTAGTCGCAGTTGCCCATGTGTAAGTAGATTGACCACTAGGATTGCTTGGAGTTACTGTTGACCATTGATACAAAGCAACATCAGCAGACTGGTTGCCGTTAGTGCCGGGAGCGCCAGCCGCACCTTGGTCAACAAACACAAACTGCAAAATTGCTGTAGCGCCTTGAGTCACAGTACCCAAAGCAGATTTATATCGCACAGGCACAGTCAATGTGGCTGGTGATGAAGTCATTGCCGTAGGAATGCCCCACTGAGCAAATGTGCCACCGTCAGTAGGCGAAGGCAAAGTCAAACCGCCTGTTGTCGATATGTCGCCATTACCTGTAGTAGATGACGCACCAATACGCCATGTGTTATTTACAAAAGCAGCATCAGAATCGGTTTGTGATGGCACAAAGTCAATAGCGCCACCAGCAGCAGAGCCGTACAGTTGTGTAATCAATCCTGTAAACGAAGGAACAAGCGAAGAGTTCCTTGGCACTTGCATAACGATTGGCGAATATGTTGCCAAGAAAGTACCAGCCACAGCAGAAGTCGTAGGATTAGGTGACCAACTAAAGCCTGTAGAAATAGCAGACAGCGCAGACGCACCAGATTCGTTAGCAACCTTGAACGAAAAATAATAAGTGTCAGTTGGCAGATTTAAATCAGTAAATCCCAAGCTTGTAGAAGGAACAAAAGGCTGTGAGTTAGAAGCAGTTTGTGTTCCCCAAGTTTTCCAATCCGCTGTCGTAGGACTAGATACATTGGTGTAAAACAAAGTGACTTCAGTTACACGACCAGTAGCAGGAATTCCACAAACTACATCAAAGTGAGGAATAGTCGCTGTTGTATTAATGTTGGTAACAGTAGGCGCAGTCAGGTTGCTGAAGAAATTAGGATTCGACAGATTACTGTTAGGAGCAGGAGAATATGCCGTAATTGATACATTGTCATAAACTTGCGCGTTGTATTCGTTCAATTCAAAAGCAGCGCCCAAGTTTCCATCAGGCAAAGATGCCTCAGAAACTTTGATGACACGGAATAGCTTGTTGCTCCATCCGTATGCAGAATTGGTAACGCTAATCACATCGCCAGCGTCTACCTGAATACCATTGTAGGTAGTGGAGAAAGTAACAATCAAATCTTCACGGGCTTGTTCAAGCATTCTGTTTGCAAGGTACTGAGCTTGTACAGAATCATTAACCAAACCTAATGTGACTGAGTATTTGTTGACAGGCTCATTGGCAAACAACAAAAGAGGAGGTGTGTTCAGATAAACATAATCTGCTTGGTCACGATTTAACTTACTTGGAAATTGAGCTTGGATTTGGTTAATGCTAGAAGAGATGTCAAAAGCACTAACTCGAATTTCACCAATGATGTTTGAATCATCAAATGAGAATGATGAAGATTCTGCTTTGTTAATAACAATAGCCCACTTGCCAGTTGCAGCGTTATATTGATTCCAAGAATCACAAGCCAACATAATCTGGTCAAGGTTAGACAACACATCTTGACCCGTATCAATCACGCCATTAATGCGATACCTTGCTTGAGTAGAAGTCCCGCCAGTAGAAGGCGTATATGGAATTAACTCATCAGAATAAGTATTTAACGCAGTTGCAGTTGTGGAATCCACAATGGTGGCATCCATTGAGCAGCCATACTTTGCGTTTGTAATGTAGTCGTACCAAACATCACCCGGCTTTGCAACACCTGTGCTATTCAAATAATGAGAAGCCCTGAAAGTTACAGGCTGCATTTGCGTAGTGCCAGCATCCCTGTTGTAAACCATCTTGATGATGGCAAACGCCAAGCCATTCATTTTTCTAGGTGCTAAAGTTGTAGACACCCATCGTTGTGCCGCAGCAATATCAGAGCCACCCATTAAAGTTGTTGGTGCTGGCGCTCCATTTGTTGAGACAATATTGCCCGATTGGTCAGATGTATAAAGATTAATGTAAAGATTGCCTGAAATCTTAGTCTGGACATTACCAGCGCCATCGGTCAGCGTAACAACTTTTGTTTGGTCTGTACCATCAAAACTAATTAGCTGGTCTTGCCAATACATTTTTGTGTTGTCAAAAGAGAACTGACCATTAGGACTAATCTGTGAGATAGCCATCACATAGTACATAGTCTTTTGGTCTGTTGACAAAACAGCGTCAACGAAGATGCCGCCAAGGTAAGCATCGCCATAAACGATAGGAATACTATTTGTGGTTGCCGGTGGTACTTGTTGCCGAACCCCGTTATCAACATTTTGATTTGCATTACCAGAACTAAATACGCGAGTCACAATCATTGACACGGCAAAGTTAATGGCAAAAGTAGCCGCAGCTAAACCAAAGCTACCAAGGGCTGCAGCAGCCATAAATGTGCTGCCATAAATTGCCGAAAGAACAAGTGACGCTGGCATTTTCAGTCCCTAAAAAAAGTTACTTCAAGCGCTTTATATCCACGCTTTGTATAGTCTATCAATGGTGAGTTTGCCATAATTGTGGTACAGACAAAATCAACTCTTTTATTGTTTAGCATATCTTGTGCAAGTTCATCAAACTTAATCCACAATTTGCCGCCAACAGATTTACCTCGATGCTCTGGCATTACCCACCAAGCTAGTTCACGCAGTTCTAAAACATTTGGACACCAGACATTTGGCGTAATGATGGCAGCAATCATTCCTCGATGGTCATCATCAATCAGAATAAATCCACGACCACTAAGCATCTGAAATATCAAATGCCCAACATGCTCAGAATTATGTGTGTCTGGATTGGATAAAACAGGGATAGGAGCTTCTTTAGCGTACTCCCGCATCATCCATACCAAAACTGGAATATCTTGTCTTGTAGCTTGTCTTATCATGTTTATGCTTCTTGTGATGCAAACCCTGAATCAGATGGCGCATTAGTAGTAGATTGACTACCCTGCATAGGTGGCGCACCAAAGTCAAAATAGGTTGAAGCAATTACAGGAACTCTGTCCATGCTTGTGTCGTTAGGGTAGAAGTTTTTCCATACTGTAGGATTTGTTTTTAATCCACCAATACGGTTTTGCAAGATAGTTCTGAATGACGAGCAACTGATTGAGCAAGTAGCCACCCGACTACGCATTTGCTGATTCCAGTCTTCGGTCACAGAAAAGTTGCCAACATAGCCTTGATAACGCTTAAAAAACTGCAGCGTAGGCGAAGTAATAATCTGGTTGTTAGCGTCAAAGAAGCCACGCCAAACTTCTACCAATGAACCTTTAATATCTGCGCCAAGAATGACAGCCACATTAGCGCCATCAACACCAGTCAACGCAATAGTCAAATCGCCACTTGTTGCTTTTGTATCTCGCTTGATGTCGCCAATACTTAGCAGACTTCCCAAGTTAGTGTAAGTAGTTCCACTTACTGTGATTGGTGAAGCAGCATTACAAAAAGTGTAAGTGCTTGTGGCGGTTGTCAGTTTGACAAACTCGCCATAGTTGATTGAAGGGCTAGATAAAGCCGCAATTGTTGTACTCATCCTATGATGTCCTCTCTAAAAACAAAAGGAGCATCCCACTGAACGAATGCGCCATTTGTCATGGGGTTAAGTGTATATGTTGGACATGCTTCTGCCAACATATAAAAAGTACAAGCCGAACCAACAGCAGTTAAAGTTCCTGTGCTGGGTGTGCCAATTACAGGGCGGTGAAGCGTCACAGAAACTGTAGAAGCTGAACCCCTCAAAACATCTGCTGTAACTTTGTATGGATATAAACCCAATTGCAAAAAGTCTCCAGCCTTGAACACAAAGTCACTTGAAGAAACTGAAGGCAAGTTGCCAACGGTGATTGTGGTTGAGTTAGCAGCCGGGACAGAAGCTAGGGTCAAAGCATTTGCTTGGACTGTTGTCAAGCTACCTTGGTAAGCAGTAAACCAAGATAGGTTAGTGCTGGCAAACGAAATAGTTTCAGGCAACTGACGGTCTTTGTTGTCGATGGCTTGAATCACATTGCGAACCTGTGGGTAGTACAGGAAGTTATGCGGGGTCACAGTAAACACCCAAGGCACAGAGGTAAGGTATTGAGCCACACGAACCTGACCAGAACGGCTAACTTGTTGCCCTACAGTCCTTCGGTTGTTTACACTCAACGATTGTTGAATATCAAAGATGGTCTGAAAAGACATTCTTATGTTCTCCCGTAATTAGTAGCAAGAGTTTTCTCGCCATATTTATTTGCTGCCCAAATAGCAGAAGAACTGCCAAGCAAGCGTTCCTCAAATGACTTAGTGTCAATTGCGTTGATGTAGTTATTTGTGACATTTGTAACGCCACCCATTTGGCTTGTTTGGCTATTAGGAATAATAGTTCCAGAACCATTAGGCATAAACAACTCTGGACCTTTTTCGCCAACCAGATATGGAGTGTTGCCAGACACTGGACCGCCAGCAGCCCTTCTGCCCGGATTAAAAACATGCTCTGCAATGCCACCACTATCAGAATAAGAAGAAGACGATAATGGACTGCCTCCAAACATCATTCTTAACAATGAAATTGCTTGCGTTTTTAATTGAATAGCAATCAAGTCTTGAATCACGCTACGAGCAAAGTCTTTCATATTTAACTTGCCAGTTTTAACAAAGTTATCAATGGCAGATGACATGTTGCCCCAAACACTATCAAAAACCTGTTGTGTGCGTTTTGCATTTTCTTCTATCAACACAAACATTTTTGCCATTTGTTCTTGGCGGTCAATCTGCTCAAGATTAAATTGTTTGTCTTGACCTTCTTCAACTTCTTTGCGCTTTCTAGCGTACTCCAAAGAAATTTGAGCAAGACGCTGTTCTTTTTCTGTTGCGTAAATCAATTGGTATTTCAATTGCAATGACTCACGCTGATAATCCATATCTCTTGTTTTAGACTGATTGCTTGTACGGATAGCAGCTAAACGATTGTCTTCTGCAACTTCTGCATCAGCAATTTCTTTTTGAGTACGCAAATATTCATCAAGTTCTGAGAGCCTATTTTTTTCGCGAATTAGGCGAATCTTTTCTTCCTTCTTAACTTGTATTTCAAGCTCTTCGGCAGCAAGCTGTTTAGCAAGAAGACCGCCCATTGCGCGTTTCTCTTCTTCGCTCTTGGCGTTAAATTCTGCTTTCTTTTCTGCAATTTGTTTGGCTGCTTCTAACTCAATCTTTTGAATTTCGTTAGCACTAGCCAATGCTTGTGTATATTTAATATTGGCATTTGCTTTTGCAATAGCAGCAGTAATTTGCTTTTCTTTAGCCATGCCGCCAGCAGAAGCGTAATCATCAATCTTTGATTTGCTGTCGCCAACATCTCTAGCAGCCGCAGAACGAGCTTTTAATCGCTCAGTTTCAAGAAGCGCTTCTCTTTGTTCTTTTAATAATTGAAGCTGCTTCTTTTGCTCTTGCTCAAATTTACTTGTGCCTGTGCTTTTGTTAACAGACTCTTGCACAGCTTGAATTTGCCTATCAAGTTGTTTGATAACATTTTCTGTTGTCTCTGGCTTGCCAATTTCTTTAAGCAAATTCCAAAACTTACTCAATGCATTGGTTGTGCTTTCCCAAGCTTTATCAATATAACCAAGCTCTCTGCGTTGCGCCATCAGTTGAGTATTCAACGCATCAGCGGCAACTTTAGCTGCCTCTTGTTTTTTACCAGCTTGCTCTAATGCTTCAATTTGTTTGTACTGCTGAACAGTGAGGAAATTCATTTCCTTGTTCAATGACCTAGCACCAGATGCAGTGCCATCCAAGCCACTCATTAATTTGTCAGCAGCAACTTTGGCATCTACTCCTGCAATTTGTGCATATTGAATAACAGCTTGAGTAACTGAACTAATTGATTGAGCAGTAAATTTTCCAGAAGCAAGAACAGCATTTAAAGCATCTTTTGTTGAGCCAATTGCATAATTAGTTCTGCCACTTAATTCATCAGATAACTCATAAAACTTTTCAGTAGTGACTCCAGCATAATTACCTGTCAAAGTAATTGTGTCTTTTAACGAATCAAACTCTTTACGACCAGAATATGCAGCAAAAGCTACTGCACCAAATGCCGCTACAACACCGCCAATGGCAACTCTGGTAAAAGTAAACACTTGACCAAGTGCGGTGAACATATTTTTTAGTCCACCCATTGAGTCCTTCAACTGACCACCCTGTTGAATCAAGGCAATGAACGGGCTTTGACCAGAAGCAATCTGGGTAAACAAGTCAGTTGTTTGGTATGTCAGCGCCAGCTTTTGTTGCTCATTCATTTTGAACTGAGCAGCAGTTGCATTTTTTGTAGAGTTGGCTACATCGTCATAAGCTTTAGCCTGTGCGCGTAATTGCTGAACAATCATTGGCGAGGCATTTTGATAACGACCAGCGGCAATTTGCCGTTCAATCTGCGCTACTTTACTGACTTCTTTTCCGTAATCTTCTGTTGCATATTTAAGCGCAATAATCTCGGCAGCAGCAGCATTTGAATCACGCTTAATGGCATCTTTAAGCTTTTTGTTTTCAGAAATAGCTTTATCTACATCGGCAGTAAATGATGCTGTATCAATGCCAAGGACAATGCCAAGTCGAGCAATGTTATTAGATGCCATTATTTCTTCCTTCTGCGGTTCAATTTCGCAACATACTCAGGGATTATCCTTGAAAGTGAGTCCTTTAGCGAAGATATAACTCGCTCTGCGTTGCTATCCAATGCGGGTCTTAAAAAGGGCTGTGGAGAGGTTCTAGCATTGCCAAATTCTTGAGATAAGGACACAGCACTTTTCTTGGCTGAGACAACCGAAATTACAGCATCAGTATCATTGACATACTCAGACCGTTTGTCAGCCTCTGTGGGGATTCTGGAGTCCAACCGGATGGTGTTCCTCAAGTGGATTGGACCATCGCTTGTAGAGTCGTATGGAGCGTCCATAGCAGCAGAATACAAAACCACCATCATGGCTTCGTTTGCAGCTTTAGAAAGAGTCTGACGAGCCACCAAATCCGTCCGATACATTTGACCAACCTGTAATAACTGTTGCTCAAGTTCCTCAAACCCTTCCATTCGGAATGTTCTCGGATTTGGTGTGTAGTCCATATCAAACCTCAAAAAATGGCAACGCTCCCGGACTCATGGACATGAACGCCAGAAGCTGTTTCTGAGCGTTTGCTTTTGCCTCTTCATCTGTCGGAGGCGGGACAATGTAATCATGCGTAGATGGAAGGACATCTTTCATCTTAAACGGCTGAGTACCTTGCTTTATTTTCGAGTTTAAATTCCCTGTAGTCAAGGAACTTAACGCCAAAAGTAAAGCTTTATTACCAATAAAACCGTCACTTATCATTATCTCAATATTCCGCATATCGTCAGCAGGAATATCATCGGGACATCCACCATGAGCATATACATACGCTCTAGATTGAAGATGAATGTCCCTGATTAGTTTTTTCGAGAATCTTTATATCCGGGCTGAATTGCTTCAGAAATCTTATTCAGCATTTCAAGCTGGACAGGGAATGGGAACTCTTCATCAATCTCTTGATAAGTAATATCGTCTAATGTTCCAGCTTCGGGAACAATAAGCTTCATAAATTCTACGGTGCGGTTTTCCATCTGCATAACAGACTTAACCAACTCGCGTGTGGAGCGACCTTCAATAATTACATCGTCATCAGTAACGACAATGCCTTCAAGGGCTGCGCTGTCCTTGAATGTTGCGGTCATTTTCTCAAATCTGATTTGTGCTTCAGATTCGTCAATAGTATCTATTTTCTGTTGAATTACTTCCATTTCTTTAGTCAATGGAATGCGGACCTTGAATGTGTGTCCACCTAATTCAAAACTTTTTGTACGCAATGCGTTTGATTGGTACTTTTCGCCAAAGGCGCTGGAGAGTCGTGTCATGTCTTTTCCTTATCGGACTTTAATAATCTTGTGGTAAATGGCTTCATTAACATCAATGGCATATTGAACTGCCTCTGATGGAGTCATTTTATCTGCATGTCTTTTGGCAATCTCATGTGCCAAATTGATTGAGGTAATTCTTTGTTGAGTAAACCCAAACCAATTCTTTGACGAATCGGATTGGGATACAAGAAAACTCAAAAGGTCGTTACTGTCTTTTATTGTTGTGGTCATGTTTTATTCTGTTGATTTAACAACGGTTTTGGTTGGAGTATACGGAAAACGCTCCGCAAGAAATTTAAGAACGGTTTCTTCTTCCGTGTCAGGAGTGGTTTTTGCCAAAGCATCAGCCACTTCCTTTGCATCCAATTCCATGCCCCTGACCACAAGGTCAAAGGGCAAGTAGGTGCTAGACAACAAATCTACAGCGTCTTTAAGTGCCATGATTAGGTGCTGGCAGACCAGCCGTATTGGTTACCACGGGGATGGATGGTGAAAGTCACCTTGGCTTCAGCACCGGGTGCTGAGTCAACAGTCCATTGGCTAACGCGACCGTTGAACGCATAGTTAACGATACCTGTGCCGTCAGTGGCAGAGATAACGAAAGTGCGGTCAATAGTACCGTTGTAAGCATCGCCACGAAGCAACAGCAAAACTGTGTCAGAAGGATTCCAAGCTGCTGTGATGGTCATGCTGGTAGGAGCAGACTGCACAGGAATCTTGTCAGATTGGCGTGCGCCAGCAACACCGAAGGATGCTACTGCGTCATCTTGACCGAAAGCTGGGATAGCTTCGACAGGCACTAAGTTACCAGAAATTGCCAAGGCAGAAACGGTAGCATAGGTTGACAAAGCAGAAGTTGTCAAAGCGGTTGGGGTGGCGCTAGGCTGTGCGTATAGCGTTGCACTAAAGCCGGGCAAAATTTTGGTTGGTAAAGCCATTTGAGTTTCCTTTAAAGAGTTGAATTAATCGTGTCTTATGTTGGGATGTCTAGAGTGCAATCCAAGAAAATCTGGGCAAGCTTTTCATCATTATTGTACGAGTTATATAGCCAGAAAACATCAGCTTTAGAAACTTGAAAGCCGTTTGTTTCCCCACCAAATAATCCGCTAAATCCATGAAGAGATTGTAAGATTTGATTGGAAATTGTAAAGCCATCTTCTATTTGCTGCGTGAAAATAGAAATTTGGAAAGTCGGGCGGTCAATGCCTTTAACCGACTGATAAGAGCCTGTATATACGGGTTGGTGAACATTTCTGAGCATCCATGTAATGAACTTAGGCTGTGTCGCAAAGTTTCGATTAAACGAAGCATAGACAGGCACAGGCGTAACAATACTGGCAAGCTGATATTGAATCGCTTTGGCGTATTGGACGGGATTTTGTTGTGTTGTCATTTATACAGCCGTTACAGGGTCAGTACGATAGCAAAGAATCGTTACATTCATGCGGTCATCTGACTCACGAATACTGTCAATTCGCCAATCATTGCCACGCCATGTAATTGAATACAGATTCTGGTCATTAACCATCGTTCTAGTATTCGGTGTGTAATTCAAAGTGAAATTCACCAAATCTTGATACAGCCGGTATTTATCAGAAATCTTTAAGCTGTTTGCAACGGAATGAACGCGAGCGCGAGTATCAAACCACTTTGTTTGAGTGGTAGATTGCTCACCAAAATCTGACTGACCAAAAGTCAAATTATTTACTGCAATTTGTTCAAACCGTGCAATTGCCATATCACATCACCAATGGTTTATACGGACGCAAAAGTGCCTCGATGCCAAAAGGAATTGTCTTCAATTTGGTTTCGGTTGTATCACTGCGGTTGTTGTACAAGTGAGTTAACAACAATAGTCCAGCTTGCTTAATCACTGGGTATGAAGCCAATGGACTGGCAACAGTTGCGTAATCAAGAACGATTGGCGCTGTCATCACAGTATTGATGTCTGTTGGCAAACTGTTAACAATCAATTTATTACCAGACGCATCGTAGTAATAGTTTGTGTTTGTCACAGTATTGAACACTGGTGGGAAATCATTATTCCAGTAACCAAATGCCGTAATTGTCACGCCAGCAGAAGCAGGGTTGATGTTTTTACTCACTTCAGGCATGTCAAAGCATATAGGTGGCGCAGCAA